GAACCGCTACCGTAATGATCGGTAATACCAACGAACTATACGACCTTAACCCAGACGAACACAGCGTTGGTCTCGTTAAGAATTTCACATGTGAAGCGACGAAAGACCGTACTGACTTAACACAAGGCCGTACTAACGACATCGTTTTCACATTAACAACTAGCTCAACAACCCGAGCAACGTTCGAGATGTACGAGTATTCAGTGACTAACATTGCTTATGCTCTAGGTCTTGAAGGCGGCGCTATTACTGAGTTGACCGGTGATGCATTAGTTACTGATGGAGCCGTAACCTTTGCTTCTGGCACCGCTGATTTAACTTTCGTAGACGCAGCGGGTGTTCAAGATATCTTAGTTGGTCAAGATGTTTCTTTACGTACAGGCGACGGTGAAAACGTTATCCTTGCTAAAGTAACAGCTGTATCAGGTATCACTGGCGGTTCTGCTACTTCGGCAACGATGACGGTTATGATCCCCGATTCTGTTTCAGTGGCGGCTATTTCTGCAGGTACCCTTGTTTCAGGTGTAACGGTTCTTGAAGTTGGTTCTACTGACGTTGACCGTGACTTCTCGGCCAAGGTTACTGGCCAGTTGGCAAATGGTACTTACGTTACTTACTTGTTCCCGAAAATCCGTATCACGTCTGGTCTATCTATGGCGTTTACTACGGATAACTTCGGCAACATTCCTTTTGAGTTTACCCCTATGAAGGTAACTCCTCAGGATGACAACTACATACCATTTAAAGGATTGTCTGGTAAGTTAGTGATGGATACGGTTCAGGCACCATTGGCTTAATAAGCTTTCTAACGTATTATTAAAAGCCTCCCAATTGGGAGGCTTTTTTATTTAAACAATTAGGAAATTGACGAATGTTAGAACCAACGAAAGTTGAACCCCGCCACACTACCATTTTGAATGGTCAGGAACGTACGGTATTCATGAGCTTTGGCTTAATCAATACGCTTACAAATATGTTTGAGAACGTTGAGCAAATACCCGAGTTATTTACTAATCCGATGCTACGTGGAGTAATATTGGTTAAAGCCTTTTCGGAGCGAGATGAGCACGGCAAAATCACAAAGGAGTTGAACATTCAAACCCTTGAGATTGAAGACGATGCCTTTATCGAGTTTGTTGAATGGGTGGAGGTGCATGTCACCAATTTTTTTATAAAGACGTCGAACTCCAACAAAAAGAGACAGCTAAGGCTCACGCAAGCATTGAAGAAAGCGAACTCCTAAGATCATTCAATGGATGGTACATGGGGCTCGACTTAGAAGAGCAACTATGTCTTGCCTTTCAATGCGTACCAAGTCAACTCAGCTCAATTTATTGGCGTAACACGTATCGTGATATTCAGACTCAACTCAAACTTGTAGTAGGTTTGAAGACAGTTGAACTCACACAAAACTACGAAAATTTATTGAAGGTCGCTGGAGCTGTCATGGGTGGCGGTGAAGAGAAGCCACATACCAACGCACCAGAACCAAAGAATGACGCTGAAGCGATGGCCTTAGCAAACGCTGTATTCAGCTAAACAACTTGGAGATTGACGAATGTCTGTGAACAAAATCCGCCAAACGGTATTGGATATTAATTTATCCTCTGCAGCAAAAAAGAGAATGGACGAAGTTCTTCAAAAAGCGCAAGCGATTGAGGAAGCTCTTAAAGCGTCTGAACAGGCATTCAATAAATTAGCTAAAGGCAAGTTTACTAGCCCCGCTGCTCGAAATAAATATATTGAAGAGCAGTCAGGTGGAGCAAAAACAGATCTTACCCAGAGCCGTAAAATAATAGAGCAAAACAGGTCTAACCTAAAAACGTTGCTTGGGGTTGCTTCCCGAGAAATGTCTCAAGGATTACCTCAGGCTCAGAAAGCATTAATCTCCAGCGCGTTTAATACCATACTCTCTGAATTGAATGGTACGTTTAAAGACACCGCTAAGAAGGTTCGTCAAAAGACCTCAGACTTCATTGATAACGAGTTCAAAAGAAAAGTTGGCTCTCAACGAGTTGATGTGCGCTCTAATGCCAATCCTAAGCCACTCTCAGGCAAAAATCTTGAGCAATCAATCCAATCCCTAAGCTTAACCGTTAAGGGCGCTCAGAAGGCGTTAAACACCGGTCTTACTAAGAAAGACGAAAGCCTGATCAAAAGTGCGACGACGACCCTTGAAAAGAACCAAGGCGTATTGAATCGTTTTCAAAATGAGTTGCGTGACCGTAAGCTTTACGAAAGACAGTTAAGAAGTTCTGGGGTTAAGAGCGCCGAGTTGGAAAACTTCAACAAAAAAGCGTTCAAAAGAAATCCGTCAGTCACCCGTCAGGAAGAAATCAAAGATAAAAAAATAAAGACGCTGACACTTCAAGGGCTGCAAGAACAGCAAGCGAGTCGTCGCACGCTATTGTCTGGGGCTCAGTCGGCGAATAAGTTTGCGGACAAAAATAATAATCGAGACCTTTACGATAAATCGGCCTTAGCGATAAAGCAGCACCAGACGGCGCTGGAGAAACTAAGCGCAGAGACGAAGCTTAGAACCAGTATCGAGAAGACCAACAACCAAGCTAGGATAAAGCAGCGCAGCGTTGAGGCTTTCTATGACAAGCGTTATGGCGATAAGCCAGAAGTAAAACGCAAAGAGGCGATTGCTGAAGCGAAAATTCGAGACTTAAAAAATAAAGAGCTTCAGGATGGTTTGCAAAATGCTAACCTGAGAAAAGGCGCGTCCTACGAAGCATTGAACTTTGCTCGAAAGAATGGTGACAGCCGTTTAGAAGCTGATGCTCGAAAAGCGATTACGGAAAACACGGCGCAGCTCAAAGCATTAACCGATGAAAATAAACGCCGCACGCAGACCACCGCGCAGAATAACCGAGCCAAAGTAAAGAACGGCAACTTTGATGAGTTCGTAAACAGGCAGTTTAAGTTAAATCCAGCGGTTCAACGTTTTGACCCGATTAAACAATCCAAGCTCGGGGGTCTTACTGACTCTCAACTCAAAGACCAAATCGCAAGTCAAAAGCTTTTGGTGGCTGGGGCTAACAAGGCTAATTCTTTTGCTATCGACAATAAACGTAGTGAAGCTGAACAGAAAAGAGCTAGTGCCGCCTTAGCTGATTTTACCCGTGCGCTAAAAGCCGCTCAGCAAGAAATGAGTGACCGCAGTACCACGCGAAATAAGAAAGCGCCGATTACAGATGCCCAACGCCGAAGTAACGCTATCGAGAGTGATAAGCAAAGGACAGTGAATCGAAACTTTGACGGCGGGGCGGGGCTGTTTAAACAGCAAGCCGCCTTGCTTAGAAACTATGCGGTCATGGGTGCGGGTGTTGGCGCGGTTACCTCAGCAGCGACCTTCAGCAATGATTTAGATAAACAGTTCAAGCAGCTACAAAGTATCGTCGCATTGACGAACACTGAGATGAATGAGCTGAAGACAAATCTTATCGACGTGTCTGAAGAAACTAAATTTACTGCGCTCGAAGTTGCTGACGCTGCGGTTATTTTGGGACAAGCTGGTTTCGGGTCTAAAGAGATTCAGGATTCAATACAAGGCGTAACCTTATTCGCAACAGCGGTTGGCTCTGACCTAAAAAGTGCGGTTGACCTAGCAACGTCAACGCTCGGGGTATTTAAGAAAGACGCCTCGGAAATGACTGACATCACCGACAAGATGACCACTGCTGTCAACAGCTCAAAGCTGAACTTGGATAAACTAAGCTTAGGCCTCCAGTACTCAGGTAACTTGGCTGCACAATCTAACGTTCGATTTGAAGAAGTTGTGGCCGCACTTGGCGCCATGGCCAACGCCGGTATTCGTTCAGGCTCAACCTTGGGTACCGGTCTTCGTCAGATAATCATTGCCCTGCGTAAACCGTCAGAACAATTTGTTAGTATTGTTCGAGGCCTTGGTATCGGGATGGATGATTTAGATATCTCTACCCGAGGACTAATCCCCGTATTAAAAACGCTGGCTAATGCTGGCTTTACCTCTCGGGATGCAATCGAATCAATGCAGGTTCGAGCGGCGTCTGCTTTCCAAGCGTTCGTAGGTAATATTAAAGTTGCTGATGAGCTGCAAACTAAGATGGAACTTGGGGGGTCAGCGGCAAGAGCTAACGGGGTTCAAATGGGTGCCCTTGCGAACCAACTAGCAAGGCTTGGCTCCGTGGCCAACTCAATCGCCTTTGAAGCGTTTGAACCTATGCTGAAGGTGTTTGCAAAACTAGTTGAAGTGACTGCAGACGCATTGACAGGTATACGTAATATGGGGCCAGCGTTACAAGGTCTGGGGACGGCTGTCATTACTTTTTTAGGGATTAAAGGGATTGCCAGCGTCATTCGTTTACTCGGGTTCTTGGTTGGCGGAGGTGGGGCTTTACGTGCTGCTGCAGGTTTCTTTAAAGGTGCTGGGACAGTTGCCGCTGGAGGAACTGCCGTAGCAGCGAGAGGAGGGGCGGCAGTAGCCTCGACTACAGCTATTTCTTCAATAATGGCGGTAGTTTTTAGAATACTTGGATTGGCAAGCCCAATTGGTTGGGCAGCTACAGCACTTTCGGTTGCGGGGGGTGTGGCAGCATATTCTTCGTCAAAACGTGGCCCAAAAGAGAATAACCTAGATGTTTCTACAGCGGGATATAATAAGGCTGAGTCTGAAGTTGAGTCCTATAATAAGCGTGTGGATAAACTTAGCAACTCCATCTCGGAATTGATTTTCAAACAAGATAGACTTTCTGATCCTAAAGAGCTGCGTCAAACCATTCAGAACTTAAACTCTGACTTTAAGCAGCAGGGGTTGTTCATTGGTAAAAACGTTAAGAGCTACGACGAACTTATTGCAAAGATGATTGAGTTTGAAGAACAAACAAAGGACGCTCGTTTTTTCTTAGAAAGTGAAAGTCGCTCTAAGTTGCAAGAAAATATTAAGGATATGAAAGAGGATATACTTGCAAATCCTGAATTGAGGGATTCAAGTAGTCGTATTCTAAACAACACATCCAATGAAAATTTAGGGTTTAACGATATTAGACAAATGCCTCGCGTTGAAAGATTTCTAACCCAAGAGAGCAGAAATAAAGGAAGCTCTTTTGAAGGATTTAATGCGAAACGTGACGAAGCCTTAACGCTGGTAAGAAATTTTGAAAGTGGTAGTGATACCAGTCTTGAGGGGCTTAGGAGTGCGCTAGAACTAGTAAAAGAAATGCAAGCTCAGTTTGTTAATTTTAAAGAGAATAACGTTTCTGACTACGAAGACACGATTACAAAATACTTTGGTCTCAACAAAGAGGGGCGTGCGTTTGGTATAAAAACGATTGCCGAGGTGGAAAAAGGCTTATCGGACTTTGCTCAAAAAGTAAATGCACTAACGATTGCTGAGTCTAGCTTTCAAGAAAACTCTGAAGAAAATAGAACGAAAAGAGACCAGATAACAGGGCTGGTAACTGATGCTGGGAGAGCTATTGCGAGTGAAGGGAATGCGTTCCGTGTGGGGAGTAAAGATATAAGCGACCGATTAGTTACCCCTAAAGGTGAAAAGTCTACACTTACGGGCACGGATTATATTCAAGCGTATGAAGACACTAAGAAACTGTATGAGCAAGAGGTTATTAATCTCGAAGAAAACAGAGCACTAATAAAAGAGGTACTTCTTGCCAGCGGAATTGATAAAACTCAGCTTGAGGCTACCCTAAACAAAGAGGGTTATTACGAGGAGTATGGAACCTCAATATCCAACGCCAAGCGCACTGTTAAATCAGCTGCTCAGTTAGCCGCTGGCCCTTTTGCACAACAAACGGCAGACCAGAGAGCTTCTATCCAAGCAACGATTGAAGAGTTAACACCGTTGTTTAGTAACGAGCAAAATTTAGAAAGGTCGGAAGCATTAGAAGCTAAGTTGAATACCCTTTACGCTTCTTTAGAAACATTGACCACCAACGAGGTTAAGTTTAATAAAGACCTTAACGGGGGTGACGATGCCACCATCCGCCAGAGAGAAATCACTGAGCTGCAGGTCAATGAATCACGACGTGCTAAATTAGCAGAAAGTCAGGACAGAACCTTCAACCTAATCGAAGTGAGTAAATCCCTTCGTGCGGGTCAGGGTATTCCTGATGGTGAAACTAAGCTGACGGACAGAGACTTGAAAAAGTTGCTGGGCGATTTCATCACTGAAGCTAATTCCAAAATAGACCAGCAAGAAACGATTGGTAAGCGTGGCGTCGAATCTATTGGTCGTGATATCGATGAGACCAAGTACCAGTTTGACCAAAGCACCGAGATTGCTAAAGCGGGTTCAGGCTATGAATATGAAACTCGGGTAGCTGCGTTTGAAAAAGCACAACAACTTCAACAGACAATCGCTCAACTAACTGAAGAGCAGCTGGCCGCTGAACGACAAATCTTGCTAGACAAAATTGATAGTCTGAATGAGCTAAAAGCTCAAGCCGATAAAATCCTTACTGACGAGAACGTTGTTGATGGGGAGGCTAAGAATAAGTTACGTAAAGCCTCACAGGACGCAGCTGAAAAGGTGAGTGAAGTTAGTCTTGAGATGGATAAGCTGGAAACTAAATCACGGGATGCTGGGCGTGGTGTTGGTGAATTAAAAGATAGTCTTAAGCTACTAGAACAGCAGCTGGTTGAGTCTAACTTCAACAGTACGCGTGAGCAGCAGGTAGGCGCTCGTCTATATGGTAAGGGATACAACCCCACAGACAATGCCACTGAGGACACGACTAATTTAAGTCGGAGCGGCATGGGGTACGGTGAAATTGCAGAAAACGGGGCAAACTCTGTACTTGGAGACCTGCAAGCGTACTACACTGGTTTTGATCCTCTGGTTGACTCTGTAATGAACTTAACCGAGATGGGTAAGGGATTGGGGGAGACCTTCTCAGATACCTTTGTATCTATTGTTACGGGCGCAGAGAGTGGCCATAGAGCAATTAAGAATCTGATGGCTGGGTTATTAACGGAAGTTCTCAGAATAGCGGCGAATGCAGCCTTTAAAAAAGCAATCCAGTTGTTGGTTAACTTGGGAATGACTTTACTAGGGGGCACGGGCGATACGGTTGGGGATGGGGCGTCTACCATGAACTTTGGGTCGGACATGACAGCCTATACCGGAGGGGAGATGATTGCTGGGTCTTACTATAAGGGTGGAGAGATAACTTCAGGGTCAACGTCTCGGGATTCTACCTATGCCAAAGTAGCTAAAGGCGAATTTGTTATGCGCCGTCGTGCTGTACAAGCCTTAGGCTTAGATACAGTGAGAGCATTGAACTCAGCTGACCCCTCATCGATTCAATCGAGTGAAGCTAAGCTGGCCAGTGTCGGCATGGATACTAAGCCGTCATCCGGTCAAGATAAAACGGTCAACGTCTGGGTTGTAACCCCTGACCAAAAACCAGAAGGGTTAACCGAGAACGACATAGTTACGGTTGTCAGCGACAATATAAATAGAAACGGCACCATCAAAAAGCTGGTTCGTTCCATTAGCATGAATAGGATTTAACATGGCACTTAAAGTATTTAATTTCCCTTATCATAAGGCGGCGACTCGTTACCCAGACAGAGGAAATAAAATGACCCTCGGGGGAAACTGGGACTACACAATTAAACCAAATACCCCTGCAGCAAGAACGTTTCAACTTTCTTTCTCAGCGATGAAATACTTTGATCCGTTTGCCGTGCTGAGTCTGCGAGAGCAACAAATCAGCATGGCTGCTCTCGAAGCGTTCTACGAAGAGCATGAAACCCACACTGCTTTTGTCTATCCACATCCACAACACGGGGATGTGGTGGTTAAATTCAGTGCCCCTTTAGAAATTCCAACCGGAGTTACTGGAGGAGATGGGGCGGTTTTAAACATCTCAACGAGTTTAAAAGAACAAAAAGTAACCTAATATAATAAATATTAATAAAAGCTATTGACGAAAATAAAAAAGTCGTTAATATAGACCTCGATTAGTAAGTTTACTTACTCAATCATCGTCAATTTCCACGTCAACCCCGCCTTAGCTGCGGGGTTCTTTATTTCTGGCTTCGGAATATCTTCAATTTCTTTGATTTTTACGTATACTAGATACTTAAAACTTGGAAACTGACGATGAAAAATCCTTCCCCTCTCTTAAAACGTGAGGTTCAATCTTTGAACCCGCACGAACCAATCACCTTTATTGAAATTGTGATGGAAGACGCTCAGGGTAATCCTTTTGCTTTTCGATTAACCGATGCTGGTACCCGAATTTGGCGAGGGAATACATGGAGCAATACCCCGTTTCAGATTGTTGGCAACACCTATAGTTCAGATGGTGAATTGAGTCGTCCAAAATTAAACCTTCCAAATATGGACGGGCAGTATTCTTTTTACGTTGACAAGGGTTTCTTAGAAAGAGCTATTGTCACACGATTTAGAGTCTCCCCGTTAGAATTAGAGGTTGGTAGCTTTGACAAACAAGTCTTTTTTATTAGTCAAGTGGTGTCTCTAACGAGGGATATTCTAACCGTTGAGCTGCGTAAAAGTTCAGACGGGAACGCATTTAGATTGTCCGGCACTCGCTATGAACAGCCCGAATATGGAACGGTGGTTCTATGAATGCTGAACTTAGACCCTTTCTCGGTGAACGCTACCAAACCGGTTTTAACGATTGTTATACGTTGGTACAGCGTTATTTCTCGGCACGCTTTGGATTGGAACTGACCAACTACGCCCGTCCAACAAATTGGTACATGCTGAAAGAACTCGATTTCTTTAATAAATTTTTTGCCAAAGAAGGCTTTGAGGACACGGGTTGCTCCTCAAATCATGTTAGAAAGGGAGATGTATTGTTGATCAATCTTTTAAAGTCTCCCTGTGATAACCACGTCGCTGTGTATGTGGGAAACAACAAGATACTTCACCACCTTCAAGGGCAACGTAGCCAAGTAGAAGAATATAGTTATAAATGGCGCCTTCGCGTCTCCAAAGTGTTGAGACACCCTATTGTCCTGATGGGGATTGAAAGTAAAACCATTACAACCTTAGAAAGCCAGCTCCCACCAATGGTGCGTATGCGGATTAAAAATGAAAGATAATATACTAAGCAACCTAGCCAAGTACTGGGTAGATGATGTCGAGCGATGCGGAATCATCAATGGCCGAGGACAGATTGTTGAATTAGAAAATAAGGCAGAGAATCCAAAGCTCGACTTTTTAATCTCTGAAAAAGACTTCAAAAAGTACCAAGAAAAAATGACGGGCACTTGGCACACACACCCAACAGGGAACGCTAATCTTAGCCTTGCTGATTACAATTCGTTCAAGCAGTGGCCTAATATCACCCACGTTATTATTTGTCGGACACATGTTGTTTGTTACAGAATGACCGATGGCCAACTATTAATCGAAAAGGTGACTGAACATGGTAACGATTAACTTAACGGGGTTTGACTCTAGCTTCCCTAGTCAGCTTAAGGTTGCAGCGACAACCTATGAAGAAGCTATCGAGATGCTGAAACTGCATGAAAAATTTAATCCCCTTAAACAAATTAAACGGTTTGTATGCAAGGTGATTGAGTGTGCGGACATAGCAGCGTTGAAAAGCCGCATCGTTGGGGATGAAATAAACCTAGTTTGTGAATCTGAAGTTAAAGCAGGGTTTACTGGCTCAGGTGAACAAAAGATGCAAGTTATCATCGGGGTTGTTCTA